CTGGAAAACGCCACCAAAGCAAAAGCTCTTGATGGTACTTATGGTAAGCTCGACATCAGTCGAGGCTAACTAATTTTAAGTGCCGTTAGGAAATGTCTATTTTATTAATGGAGAATTGCTAATGGCAAGTGTATCTCGTATTAACGGGTTCCGTCCTGTTAAAACAATTACTGGCTCACCATATTCTGGTCAAGCCAATTTATATTTTGTGCCTTCCTCTGACTCAACAGTCATTATGGTTGGCGACGCTGTGAAACTAGCTGGTGACGCTCGCGCTGCCACTGGTGCCCCCACAGTCACCCGTGCTGGTGCTACTGACGTTGCTGTTGGTATCGTTGTAGGCATTTTGTTCACAGGCGTTGGTGATTTGACTAACATGCCTCCAGTGACCGATTTGAATACTCCTGTATATCGTCGTGCATCTACAGATCGTTACCTTTTGGTAGCGGATGATCCGAACCTAGTGTATGAAGTTCAGTATGCAGGCACTTCTGTGGCTGCTGCTACTATTACCGCTAACGTTGGTCAGAACGGTCAGTTCACAACTACTGCTGGTAGTACAGCTTCGGGTTCGTCTGGCATGCAGCTTGATAGCTCAGGATTGGCAACAACAGCCACTCTGCCTTTGAAGATTGTGGGCTTCCCCAATCGTCCCGATAACATTCCTGGTGACACGTATTTCAGCTACTATGTAAAACTTAACCAAGTTGCATATGGTACTGGTACTGGCGCTACAGGTTATTAATTAAAGGAAAGGTAGAATATGTCTATTATTAATAGCGGCTCGTTTGCCAAAGCGCTATGGCCTGGCATCAATGCTTGGTATGGCAAATCATATGACGAATATGGAACAGAATACGACAAATTGTTCGATAAGTTTACTTCACAGAAAGCTTACGAAGAAGACGTCGGTATCTCTTCTTTTGGTCTAGGCGTTCAAAAAGCTGAAGGCGCACCTATCTCTTATGATAGCGAGCGTCAAGCTTTCATCACACGTTATCAACACGTCGTGTTTGCGTTGGGTTTCATCATCACTCGTGAAATGATGGAAGACGACCAATATGATGTCGTCGGTCAACGTAAAGCTCAAGGTTTGGCCTTCTCTATGCGCCAAACTAAAGAAGTTATCGGTGCTAACGTTTACAACCGTGCGTTTAACAACGCTTACACCTATGGTGACGGTAAAGAACTGATTAGCTCTGCTCACGTCAACCTCAAAGGCGGAACATGGTCTAACACCTTGTCCACTGCTGCTGACTTGTCAGAGGCTTCTTTAGAGCAAGCATGTATCGACATCGCTGGTTTCACCAATGATGCTGGTTTGTTGATTGCTGTTCGTCCTGATTCGCTTATCATTCCACGTCAATTGATGTTTGAAGCAAAGCGTATTTTGGGTACTGACGGTCGCGTCGGCACTGACAACAACGATTTGAATGCTATCAAGACTATGGGCATGATCCCAGAAATCGTGACTAGCCACTTCTTAACTGATGCAGATGCTTGGTTCATTCGTACTGACGTGCCACACGGCATGAAGTATTTTGAGCGTCGTGCTGACCAGTTCGACATGGACAACGATTGGGACACTGAGAACGCTAAGTTCAAGGCTACTGCTCGTTTCAGCTTCGGTGCAACCGACGTTCGTGGTATCTACGGTTCGCCTGGCGCTTAATTTATCTGGGGGAGCTAGCCTCCCCTATTAACTATAAAGGATAAATTATGGGTTTTCTCGCAACTGATCTCTCTCCTCTGGGCCAAGCTAGCCCCTTAGTTCCAACAAGTAAAGATGTTGTAGTTAAGGCGTTTCAAGTTGCTCGTACTGATACAACTGCTGCATTAAAGGCTGTATTGCCTGCTGATGCATCAATTATCAATATTGACATCTTTGGTACGGCTTCAGACGCTGGTACAACAGCAACACTAAGCATTGGTACTTCTACTACCTCCACTGAAATTATTAGCGCCCAAAGCGTTTTAACTGGTGGTAAAGTAGCAATTACAACTGCATGGTCTGCAAACTATCCTAACACACAACCTGTCCCCGTCGTTGGTGACCTCAAGTTGTATGCTAAGTATGCAGAAACAGGCACAGCTTCTACAGCTGGAGCTTGGACCGTAGTAGTTTACTACGTTCGTTAATGGGAAGGGGCGCAATGCCCCTTTTCTTTGTTTTGGGAGATGGTGAGTCTTCCGTCTTTGGTAAAAGGAAAATATTATGGCTGGTTCTAATGTATGGGTCAAATGTGGCAAGGTATATAACCTCGACCCAGGTGGTACGGGTTTAACCGCCACTGGTGCTACCCCCCGAATTTTTAAAGATAGCCCTTACGCTACCTTTCAAGTAACTGGTACTACAACTGCAAGTACTGGTTCAGCAACCGTTAAAATCCAAGGCAGTAATCTGGATGATGCCAACTCTTATGTAGACTTAGGCACAATTACTTTAACACTTGGTACTACTTTAACAGCTGACGGTTTTGCTACCTCAGCTCCATGGAAATTTGTACGTGCTAACGTCACTGCAATTTCTGGTACAGGTGCTTCTGTCAACGTTTTGATGGGAGTATAACATGAGCGCTATGGTTAACAATAATGCAGCAGGCATAGTGGGATCAACAGATCACTTAGCTAAAACTGCTGCTAAAGTGATGGTAACAGCTGACACTTTGTTTACTGCTGTTGGTGATGTACAAATTTTAAGTTTGCATTCTGAATGTTATTCAGCAAACGGTGCTACTGCTTCAACTCTTCAATATAAACTAACTCCTACAACAGGTACAGCAGCAACTATTTCAGGAGCATCTGCTTCTTTAGCTAACGCTGTTGCAGGTACTGTAGTTGTTATGGATGGTTCTACTTTGGCTGCAGCTCCTACTGTTGCAGCAACTGGTGTGGCGTTAAACACCACAGCACGTGGTATTATTTTTAAAGATGGTACATTATCCATTGTAGTTGGCGTTGGTTCTACTACAGGAACATGGAAACACTATCTTCGTTATGAACCCCTTGAGGATGGTGCTTACGTCGTCCCACTACAATAAGGTAACTTATGAGTAAACAAGCCGCTGGTAAATTTATCGGTGTGCTGTTTTTAAGTAGGACAGTTGCTCATCAATTGCATTTAAAGACCAACAGCTTTTCTGAGCACATGGCTTTAAACACGTTTTATGAAGAAATTGTCGATCATGCTGATGGCATAGCAGAACAATGGCAGGGTGAACAGGAAGAGCTCCTAGACATCCCTACCTTAGCTGCTAAAGATGCCACCGATCCTTTAAAGTATATGAAAGAAACTTTGAAGTGGATTGAAGGTAATCGGTATGAAGCTTTTGAAAAAACAGACACTTCTATTCAGAACGATATTGACAATGTTGTAAAACTGTTTCGTTCTACAATCTACAAACTACGTTTTCTGAAGTGATGCCATGAAAAACCATTTACTTTTAGGAGACTGGAACGCGCTGTGTGACTCATGCGGACGCAAATTTAAAGCCTCTAGTCTACAAAAAAGATGGGATGGTTTAATAGTTTGCAAAGAAGACTGGGAACAGCGTCATCCGCAAGATTTGCTTCGTGTACAACGTGAACAGATTTCTGTACCGTGGGCGCGTCCTTATCCCGCTGAAGATACTTACATTACTAAATTTGGTCTTGTAGACACTGCTCAAATGCATGATTACCATGAAGAAGGTGATTATGTAGATGCAGGATATTTTTTATCAGAATACATTTCAGATTTTTACATTACAACAAAATGGGTTCGTCAATTTAATGACCAACTTAATGTATTAGAACAATTAGCAACGTCTTTTAAACGACCTTTAGCAGACAGTGTTTCTTTTTCAGATAACATTACCGTTGTTAGACGTTTTGTAAGAACATTTGCAGATACAGCTACCCCATCAGATGCTGCTGTTATAACGTTTAAACAAGCGTTAACAGATATAACAACCATAGCAGAAGCTTTAAGTATCGCAATGAAATATAAAACTTCATTAGCAGATTCTTTTGTTCCTACAGAGTCTTCAACTCTAAAGGTAACTAAAGCTTTAACAGATACAGTGTCTGTTTCAGAAGCTCTTTCAACTTTGTTGAAAATCTTTAAAGCGTTTGCAGACACAGTTTCTTTAGCTGATTCTGGCAACGTCCTTCTTAAAAATTACGTAGACCCTACTTACTTTGAAGCAGACTACGTTGGAACATCAACAACATTTTGAGGTATTTAAATGATTACAGAAAATTTTCCCGTTAAAGGTGATTTAGTCATCGAAGTTCGTAACCCTGTTACAGGCGAAATTAAAGACAGACGTGAACTTAAAAACTTGGTTGTTACCGCTGGTAAAACCTTTATTGCTTCCCGTATGACTGGCGCTTCTGCCACTGTAATGGGATGGATTGGTGTTGGTACATCTAGTACAGCTGCTGCTGTAGGTGATACTACATTGGGTACAGAAGTAACACGTGTTGCTACTACCGTTTCTGGTGGTACTGCTTCTACTAACACAGTGACATATGTTACTACGTTTGTGGCTGGTTCTGGTACTGGTGCTTTAGTCGAAGCTGGTATTTTTAATGCTGCTTCTGCTGGCACAATGCTAGCACGCACCGTTTTCTCTGTTGTCAACAAAGGCGCTGCCGATGAAATGACAATCACTTGGGTTATTACCGTAGGTTAATAAAATATGAGTACAATCGTAACACGGGCAGGTAAAGGTTCTCCTCTCACTAATACTGAGATGGATAATAACTTAACAAATTTAAATACCGATAAATATCAATCTGGCGGTGCGTTAGGAACGCCTGCTAGTGGCACGCTTACAAACTGTACTGGATTGCCAAATGCTGGTTTGACAAATTCAAGCGTAACAATAGGCGGCACAGCGATTGCATTGGGTGCATCTAGTTCTACGATTACAAATGACTTGTCTATTTCAGGTCTAACAGTAGGTAAAGGCGGTGGTGCTATTGCCAGTAATACCGCAGTTGGAGTAAGTGCTTTAGCGGGTGCAAATAGTGGAAACGCAAACAATACCGCCATGGGGCAAAGTGCTTTAGGCAATAACACAACTGGCGCATATAACTCCGCATTTGGATTACAAGCATTACAAAACAATACAACAGGTCAACAACAAGTTTCTGTTGGTAGAAATTCGTTGCAAACAAATACAACTGGAAGTTATAACACCGCTTGCGGGCATGATGCTTTACAGAAAAACACCACAGGTCAAAACAATATAGCAGTAGGACATGGTGCTTTATTCGCAAATACTACAGCCGATAACAGCGTAGCAATAGGCTACCAAGCGGCTTATACATCCA